TGGGAGGAAGGGTCGAAACCCTCCTCGATGAGTTCGTCGGAGATGGCCACCGCCGCAGCCGTTGCCGTCTTGTCGGCATTGGGGCCCCTGCCAAACCACGGGTTGGAATCCATCCAATCCTTGGTCGCGGGGGCGAGCTGGGGCTGCGGTGGAGCCGGCGGCGCGGGCGGGGCCTCTTGGGGTTCCCCTTGGGGGGTCGCCGTCTTGTAGGCCTGGATTGCCCGGACCTCCAGCTTGGCGTCGCTCAACTCCTCGAGCGCTTCCACCAGGGCGTCCTTGTCCGCAGAGTCGAAAGCGTCCTTGACTTTCTTCTGCGCTATGGCAAGCTTGTCCTGTGCTGACTTGCCGTAGAGATCATACGCCGTGGACTCGGACTCGCGCGCCTTCTTGCGAATTTCGTCGGCTTCCTTGCGGAGGGCCTCGAGTTCGCGCTTCATGCGCTGGGCTTGCTCGTCGGCTTCCTTGCGTTCCGCCACGAGCTTTCGGATGCGTTTCTGCGCCCTATGCCCAAGTTCCGAATCGTCCGGTTTCTCTTCGGTCTCCGCTGGCTTCTCGACGGGGGCGGCGTCGGCCTTCGGAGCTTCCGGGGCGGGGGCATTCACCTCCACCTCGACCCACTCTTTCTCTTCGTTCACAGTTGCGATCCTGCGTTACGCACTCCAAGGATACTGGAAATGATTAGGGTTGTCAATACCCTACTCATTGATGCGGGCAGGATCCTTGATGACCGCCAGCACTTCGTCGTCATTGAGGAGGAGGAACTTGACGCCACCATAGGAGAACTTTGCTCCAGAGTAGCGCGGGTAGAGAATGTAGTCCCCCACCCCACACCAGGGCTCGTCGCCCATGTCGCCGCGAGAGTAGGCCATGGGGCCCACCGCCTTCACCTGCCCGACGCTGCGAATGAGGTCCATCGTCTCGATGGTCGCGTCGGGGATGATGATGCCGCCCTTGGTCTTGGGGGCGTTGGGAATGGGCCTCACCAGGATGCGCCAGCCCCTCACCGTAGGGAGGTCGGCGGGATCCGGGATAGTAGGGTCGGTCCACCAAGTGGTGTTACCCGCGCTCTTCGCGGTCGGCATCTGCATCGACAATCTCCTTTAGAAGTTGGAGTGCCGCCAGCATACCAGAAGAGTAACCCACATGCCATTGGTATTTTTCGTAGGAGTCGGCGGCGCCATCCAGGAGTTCTATTCCTATCTCGCGCCGCCTAGCCTCGATGAGCTTCTCGAAGTGCTTCAGCACTTCCCGCCCTTCATGTAGCCGCCCTTGGCCATCTTCGGCATCATGCCCTTGGGCATCTTCGCCATGCCGCCCTTCTTGAAGGTGCCCATGTCGTCACCCCGGAGGGTGGCGCGCTTGGCACGGGCGGAAAACTTCTCGGTGGGCAGCGCGGCGGGATTGCCCATCTTGCCACCCTTCATCGGCTTCTTCATCATTGCTAGCTCCTCAGTAGTACTTGGCGGGACGAGCCCCGCGCTTCTCACAACCGCCGCCCTTCACGCTACCGCCCTTGGCCATGCGGGGGCCGCGGGTGATGGTGCCGGCGTCGGGGTTGTCCTTGTCGCTGCGCGGCGGCGGAGCCTTGGCGCGGCGAGCCTGAATGCCTTTCATCATGTCGTCCATCCGGGCCTTGTTGATGGCCGCGTCCTGGCGCATCTTGTCCTGCAGGTACTGGCCCGAGCGGCGGTACTCCGCCTCGTCCTCGTCCGTAACCTGGCTGCCTTCTGCGAACTTCTTCACCTTGCCACCCTCCTTGTAGGCGGGACCCTTTGCCCGCATGGCCGACGACAGGAAACCGCTGCGGTCATCGGCCTTGTTGAACTCCTTGGCGACCTTGCCGGGCACCCCAACCTTCTTGGCGAAGACGGGATCGTGCGCTGCGCCGGCCATAAGGCGGGCCTGGCGAAAAGACTTAGACGGCACCTGTCTTCCTCCCGATTGCTGTGACAGCCTGCGTGGCTGCCTTCCTGACGCTGTCGGCTTCCTTCTGCTTGACCTTGAGGCCCTCGACGAAGCCCTTCTGGTCCTGCGCCTGCTCACGCAGGTTGAGTTCCCTGTTGCGCACCGCAAGCTGGGCGGCGTTGTTGAGCATCTTGTCCTCGTGCTCCTTGGCGCGCATCTGAAGCTCGGCCATGCCAAGCTGCACCGTGGGGTCCTGGGGCTGCTGCTGCGCCATCGCCTGCTGCACGTGCATGGCGGCAACCTGCTGGGCGGCCTGGGCCTGCGCCGCATCGCCCGGCACGCCCATGGCCATTGCGGCTTCGGTGTACTGGAGAACGGTGTGCTCGCGGATGTTGGCGGCGAGGAGGGGAACCATCTGGGCGAAGACGGGGGAGGCACCGCCCATGGGATCCTGGAGGAAGGCCATCTTTGCCTGGATGTGCGCCTGGTGGTCCTGCCCCGGGAAAGCGGCGATGGGCATGCCCTTCGAGAGCGCCATGATGTCCTCGAGGGGGCCGAGGGGCTGCGGCTGCTGCGGGGGCGGGAGGATCTTGTCGACGTTCTCGACTTCCATCGCATTGTACACGCGCTTGTAGATCTCGCGCATGTCGTGCATCTGGGGGTTCTGCGAGGCCATCTGCAGCAGGGTGGTAGCGCGCGTCAGTCGGTGGGCGTTGCTGGGGGTGTTGGGATCCGACGAGGGGATGATGTCGACCTGCGCCGCTATGTCCATCACGAAGATCTGGCGCGGGGCACCCTGGATCTCGTAGGGGTAGGTGCTGAGGTAGTCCTTATCAATGCGTCGAAGGATCTTGAATTCTTGCTTCTGGGCGGCGTGGATGCGCTTGTGCGTGGCGCTGAAGAATTTGGTGGATGCCTCCAGGAGTGCCAACGTGGTGCCCACGGGGCCGTAATTGGTCGAATCCGCAATGACCTGCTCCGTCGTGTCGGCGAACTTCTGGCCGGCGCCCACCACTTCCTTGTGAAGAGCGAAGAGGGTCTGGGAGGGCTCCTTGTAGGGAAGGGGGTAGATGGCCTTGGAGATGTCCTGGTTGGTGGCGTCCACGTCGCGCCACTCGCCCGGCCCGATGGGGTCGTTGCCCCCAACCACGCGCATGCTCTTGAGCTTGAAGCCGCCCTGGAGGTTGGCAAACATGCCCGAATCCACCAGCGCGCGCATGGTGAGCGTGGCGGTCTTCGAGAGGGAGCCGATGAGGTGGATGAGCCCCAGGCCGTAGAAGCCCATGGTAGGCACGTACTTGTAGTGGACGAACCAATCAAGCTTGCGCTTGCGCGCATCCGCGGGGTCCCAGTTGCGGCGGATGGAGAGGACCTTGCGCGAGGAGCTATCCACCGTGACGATGTAGGGGAGGGGCCCGTCCTTCGTCTCCTCGAGCCCATCAAATTGGAAGTACCCGTGGTACTCGTAGAGGGTGTAGGCGCGGAAGTCGGAGGGCTGCGTCACGCCCTGAAGCTCATCGACCTTGGCGGCGATGGTGCTCTGCTCGATCATGCCTGGGGCGCCCACCACCACATCGCGGTAGAGGCCGGAGGCTACATCGCCCTTGAAGTCCTCTTCGCTGCGGTAGATGATGTGGGCGTATCGGTCGGCGCGCCGGAGGTCGGGGGCGTTGTAGCTGACGACGAACTGATCGACCGGGACGTACTCCGCCACGGGACGATTGATTCCACCATCGAAATACAGCTTTCGGAAACAAGACCCCACCAGAGGCAGGGCAAAGAGGAGTCTCTCAGTCTCATCGAAATACTCCACCATCTCCTCGAGGATCTGGTAGTTGAGGAACTCCTTGAGGCGCGCGGCGGCAGCTTCCTTCTCGGGGGTGCTATTGCCCCAAATGCGGGTACGGACGGGGCCGGCTGCGGGGAAGAGTTCCTGCACCGCCTTGCTCTGGAACTTCACGACGTTTTCCAGAAGGAGGGGATGGTGGGCGCTGCAGGCCCCCTCGAAAGGCTCCGCCGACTCCTCGATCTTCAACCCCAGCTCTTCCATGCCCTTGACGATGAGGTTTTCCCACTCGGAGCGGGAGTCGAGGTCGGCCCGCACGTTGTCGCAGACGGTGGGCCCCACGCCCATGAGGTCGGCGTCCGTGAGGTACTCCGCGATGTTGGCGTAGTGGTCCTCGATGTCTACGGTGACCTCTTCCTCTTCCACGAGGTCCAGGGATACGTCGGCGCCCCCATCATCGAGTTCGACGACGGCGGACTTCAACCCCAGCGG